GCTTTGCCGTCGTCCCGTACTGCCCTACTGTCGCCGTATTTTCTCACGACGATGTCAGGTCACAGCACGGGTTTGTCCCCGAGACTCTGTCTCGCTTTCCGATCTCGGACGAGGACCTACGTCCGCCGAGCCTGTCAAGAGTGGGGTTACATTTTCCAATGTGACCACCCCACGGTTGTCCTTGACGATTCTTCCTGTGCCGCTATGGCTGCAAGCGTCAAGAAGCTTCTCGCAGAGTGTCCCTCCGCGCACCCCGAGGCCGTAATGGCCTGGCAAAGCATGAAAAAAGGTTTGCCTGATTCGTGCAAGTGCATGGAGAGACCTTTGCTGCAGAAGGTCGTCGAGAACTTCGGGCTGGGAGCAGTTCCTCTCCCTCATGATTACCTCAAGTTTGTGCGTCGTGAGACGCGTCGTCTATTCCGCAAGGGATGGACGAAAGGTATTTATGAGAGGAACGTTTTGGGATGCTCGCCCAAGTTGTCGGGAACCGTCGATTCCTCGAGGTTGCAGGGAGGCTGTCAAGCCGACTGGGCCAATCAGCACGCTGAGTTTTTGGAGACTTGCCTGAGCAATGATGCTCTGGGTTTAGATCCGCAACTAGGTGCTGAACTTTTGGTGGTCCAGTCTGCCGGCAAACCGCGGCCCCTGACCAAATTTGTCGGCGAGTCTTTGGTGCTCCGGCCCCTTCACGATTCCATTTACGACCGCTTACGCGGTACGAGATGGTTAAGTGTTGGGGACGTTTGCGCTCAGACTCTCGACAGAGCTGGTTTCTCGAGATCGGCGGGGGGAGTTTTAACCTCTGGTGACTACAAATCAGCGACTGACAATTTATCGCTGGAAGTAGCCGAGGTTATCTTGTCTGAAATCTTGCGCGGTGCTTCTGATGTGCCCGCCCACTTGAAGGAATACGCCCTGCGTGCGCTCCGCCCCAGTCTGTTCCGAGAAGACATGGGTATAAGTGGACTGCGACCTTCCCGTGGCCAGATGATGGGTTCTTACCTCTCATTTCCGTTGCTGTGCATTCAGAATCGGCTAGCGTTCTTGTACGCTTTCAGCCGTTCCATGCCTCTTCAGGATTGTGAGAAAGTCCCATGTCTGATCAACGGCGACGACATCCTTTTCCAGTCTGAGAAAAATTCTCGGACGACTGGATGAGTGTCGTGAGCCGCCTCGGGCTCGAGGTCGAGAAGACCAAGACAAGTGTTGACGCTGGGTTCGGGACGCTGAATTCGACCTTGTTGCGCTGGCGCGGAGTTCACCTTCGGGTGATTCCTACCTTGCGTTTCGGTCGTCTTCGGTCCGTTGAACACGTCAATTCTCTCGCTGCCGGTTTTGAGGACTGGCTAAAAGGGGTTTCCAGCAACGTTCGTTTTCGTGCTGGAATGGTCTGGTTTAAGCGGTTTCTTCCACTCTTAAGGTCAACTCGATTGACTCTTTTAGAGCTCGGATTCCGCGGTCGCCTGGCCCACCGCCTTTCTGTCCTCTTTCGTCTGGATTCCTGCCTCGTTGAGTACAGTCCTCCTGCTCCGCCTGTCGGTCACAATTGTGTACCGCGGGAGCTCACAACAGTCAAATTGGAGGAGGACTGTTCCCCTGAAGTTCTCTTGGCTAACGATCGTGAGACCGCTGCCTGGAAGTTCTCTCTACACTTCCGGGAGTGGCACCGACGTTCGAAGATTCTCTATGTTCTTCGACTCAGTGCCATCCGATCGCGTCCGCAGCCCGACTTTCGAACAGCTTTGGTGAGGTCTTGGGTGTCCCCCGCCTCGTCTTTGCCTCTGTTCTTGAAGCCGAGACAACCGAAAAAGAAGGCTCGGTTTATCTTTGACACGTTGCTTATGCAGCGTGACGAAGGTCCTCCGCCACCTTACGATTTCGGGCTGGAGTCTCGTCCCTTCGGGGACCACGACGTGAGAAGTGAGAGCGGGAAGAAAGGAGTGTGGTGGTGATCGACCTTCGGGCATTCACCGGCATCATACGTTGAGTATGTTGACCAAAGCCGCAACCCAATTTCTGCTGTCGTTCCGAGGACGTCACAAGGAAAATGCAAGAATGAGTGTAAAGGAGTTGTACGGATCCGAAAGTTCCAACACCACATCGAATGTTGGGAGGGCGTGGCTGCCCGTCGGATTTAGTCTCGGACCGTATGTATCTCCAGCCTTCGCTCATCTCTTTTCTCGTTCCCTTTGTTCACCGCCTGATGGCTTGGCCCTGCCCTCACGGGCTGAAAGAAGTGGTCCGCCACGGTTCAAAC